CCAGAAGAGACATCTTATAAATACTTCATTTATTTCTCGAAAAAAATTAACGCATATATAATAATGAACAGTGTTTACATACTCGCCGCGTTGGTGATTGCTCTGGTTATTTTGTTTTTCCCTGGCACAAAAAAAACCCAGCGGGAACTTGAAGTCGAACAGATGGTCAATGTAGATGAATTTGTTGAGAAGAAGGCTGAGATAGGTCACGACTTGATGAACGAACTTGTCATGGCCACTAACAAACACGTGATTGAAAAGTACAAAAAGCCCAATTATGTCATTGAAACTATCGCCGCTAAGAAGTTTGAACACCCTAAGACTGGTAACTACTTCTACAGGTGCATGTTTATGATTATATCCAAGGGTAGTTTTGTCTCTGGATTTACCCTAACAGTTGATATCCGTGTTAAGCCTAAGGTTGAAGTTATTGGATCCACAAAGCAGCCTATTGACGTCATTCTACCCAATGATACTACACCCTATGAACAATCTGATGTACAAGCTAAAGAGTTTTTCAACTACGAACTTGTTAAAAAGAAAGTAGAGATCTCCGGGGTTGAGTTACAAGCGGCAAAAAATAAATTACAGTAATTGTAATGATCAATGCATCTGATATTGCATGTATCGAGATGAACAGGAAAAAGAATAAAAAGGAGTTGTACAAGAAAATCCATGAACAATTCTGTAGAAAGATCAGACACACCGTAGAATTAGGTGGTAAATGTGTGTTCTTACGAGTTCCTGCAGTTGTTTTCGGATTTCCAACATATGACCGTTCCCAGGCCTGTACATATCTAAAAAGACAATTGGAGTTAAGTGGTTTTAATGTTCAAACCCTCAGTTCCATAGATCTTTACGTTACATGGGGTTCATCCAAACGTACTACTAAAACAAGTTCCACAATCGCTTCTGATGATACAGACTTGCCATCCTTTATAAACCTGAAAAAGATGGCTAATAAATACAGGAGCGGTGGTGCGTAGGACTTATAATAAATTTTGTATCTTCCTATAGTATACCATGTCTGAACCACTTGGAATTCTAGTAGAAGCTAAAAAAGAATACCTTTCAGCTCTTTGCCAGGTCATGGCTCCACCAATGATTGAAGTATTTGCTGAAATGTACGAAGAAGCTTACAAGATGTCCAAGGGACGCAAGGTTCTCATACAATACCAAAATCTGCTAAAGGAAGTTCCAAACTGGAGTAATGCTATGTCTAAGCGTCACAGTGATAATATCACCGGACGTTGTGCATGGTTCAATGATTTACTCGCCGCTGTATTTGTTAGCTGCGTGAAGATTCTTTCTTCTGTTCGTCTCAAGGCTGAGAACAAGAAAATTTCCCTAAAGGTTCCTAGCAACGAGGTCTTTATTCAAACTTGTTATGACAATGTTGCCAAGGAATTATATCGGGATCCATACATTTATCACGAAGAGCAATCTGAACACATCAGGGATGATAAGCTCACTGCCCGTATTTCTGTGTGCATTGAGAACACTGTAAAGCAGTTAATCCCTGTTCAACAAATTTTGCAGACATACATGTCACCCGATGGCAACCAGATCAACATCGACGATGAGGAGCATGCTGCGGATACGGAAGATCCCGATGTGTATGACGATATGAATGAAATGCCCCAGGAACCCCAAGCTGAAGAACTAGATGAGTCGGAACAACCCCCCGTTGTCGAAACGGAGCCAGAGCCTTCTCCAGAACTGGATCCTACAACACAGCCATCTGGGTTAGCTAATGAGTTCAAAACAATCCAAAATGTCCAATCTCCAGATCCAGACCCCGAACCTCAACCTCGACCTGATGTGACAGGCGACGATGACGATGTTTTATTCAACGATGCTGCTGACCAGAGAACAAAAAAAGTTGCCTATTATTAAATGGAACTCTCAGACTATCTCCGAGACCCCGTGTGGGCAGGACTCATAGCAGCCCTCATTACTGCGGGATATATTCACGCGAAGGCCAGGATTAATAACGAAGATAAACTCCCTAACAGCAGCTACGTAAAACCCGCGGTGCTTAATGCCATTCTAGTGTATTTCATCGTGGCGAATGGTTTAGCACAAAGGGAGGTCATTTCTAGCGAACCTTTCTAAGTTAAAGATAAAAATATTATACATAGTATAAAATGGCTTCCGTATCAGCATTCAATGATATGATGGGTCAATTTCTTGTGGAATTGCACAAAACTTTCCCCGATGAGAAGGGAATCAAGAAGTTCATGACTTCCTTCGATCTTCTCAAATCCACGAATCCTCGTAAGTGTGTCGAAGCCTATATGGGTGGTGTAGGTGCGTATGCCCAAAAGATTACTCAGAAGGATGAAAGCTTCTTCCTTGAGGATATTAAGGGTATCGAGTTTCTTCAGGACCTGAACATTGAGGAGTACTGGAAGGATAAGATGTCTGAGGGTACCAAGAACGCTGTTTGGCAATACCTCCAAACTTTGTACATGCTTGGTACCACTATTACTGCAATCCCCCAAGAGACGCTCTCTGTGATCGAGAATGTCGCCAAGGACTGTGCCGATAAGATGCAGAATGGTGACGGTCAAATCGATGAAAAGGCTCTTATGAACATGTTTAGCTCCATGTTGAAAAAATAAACTCAGTCATATATAAATGATGGTTTGGTTTGACAACCCACAGGAACTCATTAATCATAAAAAGGTTTTGCAGTTCTGGCCGACGAACAAGCAGACGGCGGAGGAACGAGTGAATGCCGCTTCACGATTTATCATCTACGCCGCGTGCTTCATCTATCTCATTCGTCGTGACCCCCGAATCTTCGTTTTAGCGGCTACCGTTTTAGGTGTTCTATACGTCATGTATAACTCTGGAATGGTTAAGGAGGGTCACGCTCGACCTACAGTAATTGAAGAAAATGCCGAGTCTACATGTGTCATGCCCACGGATGATAATCCTATGGGTAATATGTTACTGTCTGATTTTGTGGATCGTCCTGACCGACCTTCCGCGTGTTATCATTCCTCAGTTAGAAACCAAATTAGCAACTCTTTAGAAAACCGTACAAAATATATGGCTGGTCGCTCCAGGACGGCTTTACCCGCGTATCAAGCCAATGCTATGGCTCGACAGTTTGTTTCCAATCCTGTGACTGCAGCTGTTGGTGATCAGACAGGATTCGCTGAATGGTGTTATGGTAAGAAGCTTGGTCCTACTTGCAGGACTGATAGCACATATTGTGATCCCAATGCGAGGGGTGTACAGCTCGAGGCGTTTGGAGGTCTGGATTCCGCGGGTGATAAACGATCTGGTATGCACAGGGGTTCTGGGTTACGAGCTTAATTTTCTCAAGTAATAGTAATATGGCGTATCAGCTCCAGCCAGGACTGAACATTCTTTCAGGTGGTGGTGCCCCTCCACTCAATAGGGCCGACGACGAAGTTTTCGTTTATCCTCAACCTAGTGCATTAAATTACTGCTGCCGCCCTTCTACCATGGTTTTTGGTACTGCCCCTTACATGGCGGGTAAGGGTTCCCCAGCTCGTTTTATCGAAGTAAGTGATCAGCTTCGTCCCCAAGCGACGACTCGTTTCAACAAGGTTGTAGTTACTCCCCATGAGAGTGGTTACTTCCCTATCAACAACACTGCGTGCAAGGTTCCTCTTCGTACCCGAACATATGAACCTCTCAGCACACGTGCTTATATCCAAAATAGTATGTTTAACCAAAGGTATTTACCACAGTAAAAATAATATTGGTTTCAAGTAAGAATGGCAGATCCTGTTTCTGTGATGGCAGTTGCCGGTCTAATCTACGCTGGTCGAAAACTTAGCGAAGTTCCAGAACAACCTAAAAAAGTTGTCAAAGAGGAGCCAGAACTATTTGAAACTGAGTTCGAAGAAATCGAGTTCAGTGACCCTTTCAAGGATAGGAAGACTGAAGTCGATTCCTTTTCTGTTATTGCCCCTCAAAATCGCACAGGTGGCCAAGAGCTTTTAGATATGCGTGGACGTCTTTACGATCAAGGTCGTATGAACAACCTTTCGCCTATCGAACAGAAGCTCGTTGGTCCAGGTTTAGGTGTTGGAGCCAACGTTGAGTCGGCTGGTGGTTATCAGCAGCTTTTCCGTGTAAACCCCGTAAACACAGGAGCCTACCGTCTCACAACGTTACCCGGTCGTTCGGGTCCAGCCGTTGACATCAAGGG